GACAAAGAAACCGCAAACCCGTTTGGTTTTGTCTCGAAATTTGCAACAGAAATTTTCAGTATGAGTATGCTGAAAACTCTGGCGGATCGCCACTACAGCATTTGGCCTGAAACAGAATTCAAAGAATCTTTGATTGTGTTTAGTTCGATGGTGAAATGTGGTATTATTAACGAACAAAAGCTGAAAAGCATTCTGATGAAGAAATAATGAAGAAACTAGAACTACGGTTTATTATCAACGAACAAACGATTTATGTTTGGTTGAATACCGAGAAGGGCCAGAAAATGTCTGGCACCTTCCTCCGCGCAGAAGATCCGCAAGCATTTGAAACTCTTGCAAAAGCACTAAAAGAAGACAACAAAAAGAAAATCAAAGAACTCGTTTCGATGAAATTCGATCTGATCCAAGCTATCAATAGTTTTGGTGATGGTAAAGTTGGGTTTACCGATGGCGATCTGTTCTATGTTACCGAAGATGGTGAAAAGAACCCAATCGATACCAAGCTAACCGCGAAAATCAAAGAATTGATTCGTACCGGGGCAGATGCTGGTGTATTGGTTAAGTTCCTCGACAATCTGTTGGATAACCCTAACCCAAGATCCATCAAGGATTTCTATGACTTCCTGATCGTGAACGATTTTGCTATCACCGAAGATGGTCATGTACTCTGTTATAAAATCGTCGGGGCAAACTTCAAAGACCTGTATACCGGCCAGATGGATAACAGTCCGGGTATGGTTGTGTCGATGGATCGCAGCAAAGTTAATGCCGATCCGAAACAAACTTGCTCACATGGCCTTCATGTGTGTAGCAAGGATTATCTACCGAACTATGGTGGCTTCTACGGTGCCAACAAGGCGCGTAAAATCGTTGTGGTTAAGGTAAACCCACGGGATGTGGTTGCGTTCCCAATGGATTATAAGAACGCTAAGGCGCGGGTTTGTTCATATGAAGTGATCGGTGAATTTGTTGCAACCGAATCTTTGAAAGAACAAATTGCTAAAATTGAGGCCGGGGTTACGGTCAATATCGAAGCCGTCAAGAGATTGATCGCATCTGCAATGGCATAATAATTGGGTGGATTAGTTTGCGGCCTAGGTGTTTATGTAAAAGGTAAACACCTAGCCGACTTAATGGGGTTCAGACCAAATAATATATACCTAGGGTTGTTTGATACACCAGAACTTGCATCTGATATGTATCAAGCTGCGAAGGTAAAAGAAATACATCAGCTTGCTGATGTATATAAAGAATTAATTGATCAGGGTCTATCAGGCTTTGATGAACTATAAAGTGTGAGAAATTTATGAGCGTTATCGAGACAGGCAATTACGACCACCTATCCCCTACCGCACTGAAATCGGTCAAAGAGGCTGCAAAAGAGGCTGCAAAGTCCCTAATGCGATCTGATGCTGAAACGGATGTTCGAAATGGTATTAGCGCCATGGTCAAAGAAGAATTCAACATCAAGAAATCCGACTTCAAAGATTTGGTAAACCGCTATCACCGGCAGGATAAAGAAGCTGTGACCGCCAAACGTGAGAATCAGAACGCACTGTTCGATAAGGTTTTCCCGGACGGTGTTGCACCACAAGACGAAGACGAAAAAGATGAGTAAAATCATTCAGTTCAGTACAGCGGTTGAAATCCACGCCCGTGATACAGCATGTAGCTATATTCAGGCGTGTCTTGAAATTGCAGACCAACAGGAAATTGATGAGGATCGAATCTCAAAATATATTTCTGAATCTCTTAAACAAAAGATCGAAATTGAAGCAGTTCGAGAAAACACCTTGCGTGGTAAATCGGCTGGGTCAAACCCTTTAACCGACTTTATTTGATGGAATTATGATGTCCAGTTTGATTCATTTAGATCCTACTTCGATCCCGACTGGATATCGCAACGGGTTTGAAGCATATCGCCTGTACAGGGCTATCAATCAGCATCTAACCACACAGAAATACGATGCATCAAAATATAAATGGCGTGGGTTTATAGGCAAAGACCATACCCCGGATTCATTCCCAGATAAATTCATATTCGAAAAAATTGCACGCCGCTATACCCGTGAGGATTGGCCGTTGCTGTTCGGTAGAATTGGTCTGAATACTGGATGGATTCGAGATATTTTAAATGATGAATCTGAATCAAGATTCTTGGAAGCCCGTGGGTTTATTGAGGATGCTGAAAATAAATTTTCGAATCTGTTTAGATCATACTTGATTTCGTGTCATAATAAGAGTATGAAATTTGCCGATTCGCTAACCGGTCAGACTCCTTGGATATTCAATCAATTGCAACAGAAAGTGTATCCGATTGAGTTTGCTGTTCTGTTGGACGCGGTTTCACCATTCCTACATAGACAGAATTCAATTGTTTATGGTGGGATATCTTGGAAAATTCACAAATACAGTATGTTGTTCTGTATAGATAAAAAGATACTGTCGAATGTCGTTAAATCAGCATGTAGTTGATATTTGCTTAGGGACTTGTCAAACCCCATTCAGATTTAATCCTTCAAAAGTTCATGACCTCTACGCAAAAGAAAGTTTCCTATATATCGAACTATTGGTTGATGGGAGTTTTCTGGTTCCATATGAGTTCTCATATCTAGAGTTAGATGATCTTTGGAAAGACTTTCGAACATTATCTGAATTTTTGACCGATATAAATACTATGCCACATGAGTGGCCGAAGCAAAAACTAAACAAATAATCAAATCTAAACAAATTAAACAAATAGTCAAAAGAGAATTAACGAATGTTCAAGCGTAATCAAAAATCTGCCGCCCAACTTCAAGAACAACTGAAAGAACTATCCGGTTCTCAGAAGTTTGAGAAAGACCCTACAGAATGGACCATGACTGTTGATAAAGCAGGCAATGGCTCGGCGGTAATTCGATTCCTGCCAGCAACTGGCGAAGGCGAGGAAGTAATTCCATTCGTCAAAATGTATTCCCACAGTTTCAAAGATCCAAAGACCAACAAGTGGTACATCGAAAACTGCCCAACTACCATTGGCAAGCCATACGATGATTGCCCAGTTTGCTCTACAAACAGTGCTCTGTTTGAAGCTGGTAAAACCAACAAAGAAATCAAAGATTATGCATCGTCACGCAGCCGTAAACTGTCCTACTGGGCAAACATCGTGGTTGTCAAAGATGAAGCGAATCCTGAAGCTGTTGGTGGTACTTTCAAATTCCGTTTTGGTAAGAAAATCTTCGAGAAAATCGAAGCGGCTCTGAACCCAGAACTGGATGAAGAAAGCCCAATTCTGGTAACCGATGTTTACGAAGGTGCAAACTTCCTTCTGAAAGCGAAGAAAGTATCCGGTTTCCAGAACTACGATGATTCCAAATTTGTTAGTCAAACTTGAACTGTTCGGCGGCGATGAAGAAAAACTGAACAAAGCTTGGGCTGCCATGCATCCGCTGAAACCGATTGTTGCTGAAAAGCAATTCAAGTCGAAAGTTGAGCTTGACAAGTCCTATGCCCGTGCAACTGGCGGAACTGCCGCTCGTAAAGAAACTACAGGTGAACGCGAAGTTCGTGAAGCTCGCGAAGAAAGCCCAACCAAAGTTTACGAGAACCCTAAAGGTAAAGTTGTAGAAGACGAAACACTGCCGTTTGACACCGATACCAAATCTGGTGGATCGGCAAGTGACGACATCGACGACATCCAAGGCTTCTTGGATTCGCTGGGCGAATAATTGTGATCAGGGGCGAAAGCCCCTATCCTTTACGGGAATTTATTATGATCCAAATGATTTATGCGACATGCCTTAATCACTTTATAGGCGTGAATGGTGGGTTACCGTGGGGTCATGTTAAATCTGACATGGCTTGGTTTCAAAAACACACCACTGAAAAAGTTGTCTTGATGGGCCGTAAGACTTGGGAATCTATTGGCCGTAAACTCCCCAACCGAATTAATGTGGTTATCAGCAGTAAAGAAATTGAAGGCGCAGACCTTACAGTTGCTGGTCAACCAGAAGATGTAATCGCGACAATCCAATCAAAATACCCCGGTAAAGATATCATGATCGTCGGTGGTATGCAGGTCTATGTGCAATATGTAATGTTGTGTGACCGAATCTATTCCACTCTTATTCAACAGGAATATGAGGGTGATGTAATGTTCAGTTGCCGACTACTTTGTCAGCAAGCCTACAAGTTGATTGAATCCAGCCACCTCCCTGAATCCGAGGACACTCCCGGTATTCTCTATGAAATCTATCAAAAGATTATCCAATGACCCCACTTATTCAACTGTTAACTAAAATCCTCAATACCGGTGAATCGGTTGTGGATCGTACCGGCGTGGGCACTCTTGCCATTTTCGGTGAACAACTCAAGTTTGACCAAACCGAAGGCTTTCCGGGTGTAACCACCAAGAAACTCGCTTGGAAAGGTGTTGTATCCGAAGCGCTGATGTTTCTCAAAGGTTCAACCAACGTCAATGAACTGCGGGCTTTGCTTTATGGCGAAGAACATCGGTTCAATCTGGCTAAGAAAACCATTTGGGACGCCAATTACGAAGCACAGGGTAAAGCTCTGGGTTATACAGACGGCGAACTAGGTCCGGTGTATGGCGGTCAGTGGCGGAATCGAACTCATATCGTCCGTACAGACTCCTATGATGACTCTGGGGACGTTTTAGAAGCACAGGGCTACACCAAGATCGGTTATGACACTTTTCGCGGTGAGGACTACTACGAACGACGTATCGACCAGCTTCGAAATGTCCTTGAGCGAGCTAAGACCAACCCGGAATGTCGTCGCCTGATCGTGACTGCATGGAACCCGGAACAACAACACCTGATGACACTTCCACCATGTCACTACGGTTTCCAAATCCGTATTACCGGTGAATATCTTGATTTGCTATGGACACAACGAAGCGTTGATACCTTCTTGGGCCTACCATTCAACATTGCATCATATGGTCTGTTACAAGCGATATTTGCTCGCATTCTGGGTAAGAAGCCGCGTTATTTGATCGGCCAACTTGGTGATGTACACATCTATAAAAACCATACCGAACAGGTATTAGAACAGATTGGTCGTGAACCATTTGAATCACCGAAGCTTTGGATTAACTCAGACCTTCAAACTCTTGAAGACTTCGAGAATGCAACGGTTGATGATTTCATGTTGATTGGGTATGAACATCACCCAGCATTAACCGCACCGATGGCAGTGTAATGTTAGGCAAATTAGTAGCAGGATTGGGTATTTGCAATAAAGGCAGATACCCAGCCAATATTAATAGGGCACCCACTAGAGAATATATGCTCTGGAAAAGTATGCTAGTTAGATGTTGGGATGGTGGTATATTTCAAAAGACACACCCATCTTACATCGGTTGTACCGTCGATTCAAGATTCATACAGTTTCAAGATTTCGCGGAATGGTGTAACAACCAACCGGAATATTTTTATTCAAATGTCTCATTGGACAAAGATATTTTGTCGAATCATGGGAAACTATATTCACCGGAAACTTGTAGCTTCATTCCAACGTTACTAAATAAACTACTTATACACAATAGGTCAAACCGAGGCGTATTACCGGTTGGTGTAACGTGGAATAAGAAATTATCAAAATTTTGTGCCACTATGGCACTAAACGGTAAACCTAAACATATTGGTGTATATGATTCTGCGGATGGTGCATTTAATGCATATAGAACCGCAAAGCTGGCCGAAATACATCGTCAGGCCAATCTATATAAAGACCAACTTAGTGAACGGGTTTATCATGCCCTACTCCAATACGATATCAAAAAGAATTGACGATGACAGATTTAGTACGAATTAAAACTAGACAAGACAATTACATCATCGATTATCCTCAAGCTGTTGACGCAGCACAGAAGCAATTAAGCATTATGTGGTTTGCGAAAGAACTTGGTGTGGAAAAAGATGAAAGTGATATAAGAACCAAATGTACCAGTGGCGAACGCTACGGTATTACCTACCTCCTTAAAATTTTCAACAAGTATGAACTAATGCTTGGTGGTAATGAATTCTGGGGTGGTAAGATTCAAAGAATGTTCCCACGCGAAGACATCGGCCAGATGGCTGTTGTATATTCGATGGTTGAACGAGCTGTTCATGCACCGTTCTACGATTTAATCAATAAAACCCTGAATATTGCCACCGAAGAATTTTATAACGAGTGGAAAGAAGATCCGGTTCTATCTGAACGAATCAAATTCATTTCCAAGTATGCGGTACTGGAAGGTTACGGGTACAATGACCTGTTGTCGTTGGCTGCATTTGCTTTCTTGGAAGGTGCGGTTCTGTTCTCCGCATTCTCATATCTGAAAAGTTTCAACACTGGCGGTTA